TTCTTTGACTCCTCACAGATGCTTGAAAAAGGCATCGTTGACAAGATTGTAACAACAAATAAGACCCCTAGAATATCGGCCAACGCTTCACTTGATGAAATGTTTGCTGTTTACAATTCAATTCAGGAACCAAAACAACAACCAAAAAACGAAGAAATGGAAATTTTAAACAAACTATTCGGTGGGAAAACCGAAATGGAAAGCGTGAGCAACGCGGTTCAACTCAAGGCAGATGCCGAGGCGTTGAAGAAAGAAAACGAGGTTTTAAAGCAAAACCTAGTAGCATCGGAAGCCAAACTTCAGGCCGCTGAAAAGCTGGTTAATGGAGTAAAGGCTAAAGAGTTGGTAAGCGAAGCCGTTAAGGCTGGCAAGATTGCCGACAAGCCAGAAGTTATCGCAGCATGGGAAAAGACGGCTAACGCTGACATTGACAATGCTAAATCACTTATTGACGCCATCGTACCGGCTAAAACCACATCGGTAGTGGCCGGCTTTGAAGAAAAGAAATCAGGCTTGACTTATGAGGAGCTTGCAAATCGCGATCCTAAGAAGTTGGCAGAAATCGCAGAAAATGACCCCGCCCTGTTTGCGAAACTCGCAAATGAATATCAAGAAAAACTTAAAAACGTAAAATAACATGGCAGCAGGTGCAGAATTATTAACCCGGTACTTCACTACTGAAATTGTACCAAATCTTTTCCCTTCGACTGGGTTCATGGCGAGAGCAAAGAGAGATGACGATAAGGTAAACAACAACACCGTTGAACTTCATAACGCTGGCGCAATACCAACGGTAGAGGTTGATCGCGTTGCCTTGCCCGCTCCTATTTCTCAAAGAGCAGACACCCCACATTCTTACGATCTGGAGGAGCTTACTTCAAACCCTACATTGCTGAAGAACATTGAAGTTCTTTTGGAAATGGGCGGATTAAACAAAAGAGCCGATCTTTTGAAGGATCACATCATGGCGATCCGCGAGAAGGCGGCAAAAAGAACGTTGGTGAAATGGGCTACGGGTCTTTCGGCTGGCGCAATTATCCCGACAACTGGGACAACAAGAGTGGCTGAATCTAAAAATGGTGTGCAGACTGGAAACAGGGCATCGGTTTCAATCAATGACATTGCAAACGTTCAGCAAATTTTTCACAAGCAGGACGTACTTCCTGAAAACGAGGATTTGATGGGTGTGGCTGTGATTCCTTACTCAATGAAAACAGACCTTTTGAAACTTGCACAATTCACCGATGTTGATAAGGCTGGGGTTGGAAGAACTAGCTTACCCGGTGGTGTGTTGGCTCGTGCTTTTGGTTTCGATTGGTATATCAGAAGTGAGGCTTTGTTGCTTAACAACTCTGACGTATTGAAAGCAGAAGGCGCAGCAGAGGCAGCTAACGATCAAAACGCGGCTTTGTTCTACTCACCTAACTACGTTCGTTTGGCAATGGGTGCCATCAGAACGGATGTATCAGAGTACAAGCCTGAATACTACGGTAACATCATGTCATCATTGGCAATGTTTGGAGCAAGCCCAGCACGTAACGACAAAAAAGGTATCGTTTTACTTTTCGAAAATAACATTTAAAAAAAACATTTCATGGAAACAATAGGAATAATTAATTATCCATTTGGCCCCGCGCAGGTTTTACGCCCTGTATTTGCTGCTACGCTGGCGGTTACGATTCGATCAAACAAAACAATTCTTGACCCGGCTATATTGACTGGTGCAATGACTATCAACTTAACAATTGATAGCGAGGTGCCTGTAGGCGCAGAATTGATTACGCAGACAACGACCACCGCTACCGAGGTGACAACTTTTGGCACAGGATTTACATCGCCAACCCTTACAGGGGTGGCCGGAAAAACATTCCAAACCCTGTTTGTTTATGATGGGGTTACGTTTAAGCCAGTTGCTTTACCTCGTCAAATTGACTAATGAGCAAAGAAGCAAAAGAAAAACAGAAGCCAGAGGAAACTTTGGTTTCTGTTATTGACTCACAGGAAAGCGCAGAAAAGTTTTATCATCAGAATAAATACTCTGCTCCAAGTGTAGATTCCTTTGCTTACGTGTCAAGTGATTTTAATGTCTTTTGGGAAGCAAACCACTCAAAGGCAGAGAGTCACTCCTTCAAAAACAATCTTCAACTTTTTAAAATAAAAGTGAATGGCATTAAGTAAAGTAACGATAAACGTTGGTCAGGGCGGTCTAGGAAGACGCGCTTTGAACAAAGATAAAATTAGCGGATTGCTTTTTTTCGATGACACCTTACCATCAGGATTTACAGTAAGTGATCGAGTAAAAAAAGTTTTTTCGCTTGCGGAGGCGGAGGCTTTAGGCATTGCAGAGGCATCAGCTAATCACGATGTACACTGGTATCACATTTCGGAATATTTCAGGATCAATCCAGAAGGTGAATTGTGGATAGGTTACTTTGCGGTTCCTGTTTCTACCTACGCGTTTACCGAGATTACATCAATGGTAAACATCGCACAAGGCGAAATTAGACAGTTGGGAGTATATGCGGAGGCTTTGACCTTTGCATCAGCACAGGTAACCACTATTCAGGCGATAATTGCACTGGCAGACGCAGACGGTAAACCATTGTCGGTATTTTATGCCGCTAACATGGCAGCGATTACAGCCGTAACAGGATGGGCTGCAGTTACCGACTTAAGAACTTTGACAGCTAGAAAAGTAACGGTTGTCGTAGCGGAATCAGGAAGCGGAGCGGGTCTAGCACTTGCAACGGCAAAGGCTTTTTCAATTACTGCTTTAGGCGCAGCGGTTGGGGCGGCTTCATTGGCAAGTGTTGAACAATCAATAGGAAACCCTCAAAACTTTAATATCTCAAACGGTATAGAAATGGAGGTGCCGGCTTTAGCAAACGGTGATTTGGTTTCTGCTTTGACTGAAGCTAGTTTAGCATCATTGAAAGATAAGGGCTATTTGATAGCACGTAAATACGTTCCAAAAATAGCCGGCACTTACTTCGAAAGATGCCCTACGGCAATCGCTTCGACAAACGACTTTGCTTGGTTAGAAACTAATAGGGCGGTTGATAAAGCGATAAGGCTTGTTGATTCGGCACTTACTCCATTGCTACAAGGTAATGTGCTTGTAAATGCAGATGGAACGCTAAAAGCTGAAAGTATCGGTTATTACATTGACGCAGCTCAAAGACCATTGACTCAAATGGAAGCGGACGGTGAGGTTAGTGCTACTCAGGTTTTAATCAATCCAGCTCAAAACGTATTGTCAACGTCAACTTTAACCGTTACGATCAAAATTATCCCGGTAGGAATTGCAGAGCAAATAGTTGTTAACATAGGTTTAACCACAGCATTATGATAGGAGTAAGACCACCACTAATCAACGGAGTAGAATACACCCACGCAGACATTATTTTGCAAATACTTGGTGTGCCAATAGTAGGACTTACCTCTATTGAATACCGCGATATGCAAGAGATCACTGCTAACCACGGCACCGGGCATTTGCCAGTGTCGGTAGGTATCGGGGCGGTTTCTTTTGAAGGAACTTTGACAATGACAATGAAAGAGGTGCAGCGATTAACCACATCGGCACCATTTGGAAGGATTCAAAACATCCCTTTGTTTGACATCCGCGTGAACTACTTGACCGAGGCAGGAGACATCGTCTCCCACAAGCTAAAATCATGCAAGTTCAAAGGAAGGAACCCTAACTCAAGCGTAAACAATACGCAGATCGAAGAGGCTTTGGAGCTATTCATTGCAGACATCGATTACAACGCGACAACTTAAAAACTAAAAAATGACCCCTAACGCAGAAGAAAAAAAAGAAGGAGACTACACGTTGATAGTCCCTTTAAATCGCGAAAAAACAAAAACGGCAACGTTTTATTTGCGCGACATTGACGAGACGGTATTTTTGGCAACAAAGGCGTTGTTGGACAAAGTTAGAAAACAACTTTATCGCGAAACAGTCCGCTTCATTTTTACTTGGTCAGTTTTTAGAACCTGTTCAGGGTGAGTTAAAAAAAAATTAGATGAATATGAGTTGTCGGTCGATAGAGACGCACAAGGCAACATCATTTTATCGGACCCAATGAATAAAGGCGGACTTAGGCAGATACAAGCCTTAGTCCGTTTTTATTTACATGCAGAGCCTAAAAGTTTTGACGAATTAGCCAGACAATGGAGCGAGTTAAAGTTCGCATTACAATTTGATGGGAAACTAAAAATTGAGGAAGTTAAAAAAGGGTAATGGCAGGGGAAAGCGCACATTATGACATCAGGATCAGGGTTTTCGACAAACCGTTAGATGATCTCGAGAAAAAAACAGACCGCTTTGAAAAAAAGATAGGTGGTTTAGGAGGCGCTTTTTCTAAAGTATTTGCAGGGGCTGCCGTTCTTGCTGGCGTTGGTCTTCTTACCAAAAAGATAGTTGGGTTAGGTGCTGAAATGGAGCAAACCCGGGTATCATTTACCACGATGCTAGGCAGTGCCGACAAAGCTAACAACACGCTAAAAGAGCTTACAAAATTTGCCATAGCCACGCCATTCAGGCAGGGCGAAGTAGTCACAGGGGCAAAGCAGTTACTTGCATATGGGTTTGCAGCAGAAGGGTTGACCGGAAACCTTAGAATGTTGGGCGATGTAGCTTCTGGCCTTTCTATTCCTTTGGGTGACTTGGTTTATTTGTACGGAACAGTTAGAACACAAGGCAGGGCGATGACTAAGGACATCATGCAGTTTGCTAACCGGGGTATTCCTATTTATGATGCCCTTAATAAAATCACAGGCAAGTACGGTCAATCGCTAAACAAGGCAATTGAAAACGGGGAAATTACTTTTGGAGTGATTGAAAAGGCTTTTAAGAAAATGACCGAGGAGGGGTCTATGTTTGGAGGGCTTATGGAAAAGCAAGCTAAAACATTATCCGGGCGTTGGTCTACATTTCTTGATGTACTGGAAAATACAGGGCGATCCATTGGGGAAAGATTAAACCCAACACTTGGTAGACTTCTGGATAACGTTTCGGGGATGCTGAAATCCTTTGACTCTATTGCCAGTAAGTCCGAGGCTCAAAAAGAATTTAATCGAGGGCTTACTTCGTTGGTCGAAAGATACGATCAGCTTCAGTCCAAGTTAATAAGGACGGCAGACGAATCAAAAGAGCTAAAAGCAATCACTAAAAGCATCGGGGATTTACTCCCTACGGCTGTCTCAAAATGGGACGATTACGGAAACGCCATCGGATTAACCAATGACAAACTAAGGGAAAACATTAGGCTATCCGCCAAAAAGGAATTAGAGCTTAACCGCGAAGCGACCAGCACGACATTTAATAGCTTGGCCAAAATGGCTAAAGATATTCAAATGCAAAGCATGAGCTTAAAGAGCGGTCGTTCACGCGGGGCATTTGAAGGCACCGAGGGACACGCGATGACCTCAGACGATAAAAGATTGCTTCAAGAGAATCTTGATGCCTTACATCAAGATTTAAAGAACACATACAAAACTTACGTTGGGTTAACAGGTCAGATAGGAAGCAAGAAATTAGAGAAAGCATTTAAAGACGCTGGACTTGGTGAGGTTTACAGGAATTTATTAAAGTCAGAAGTAGAAAGCCGAGCGGCTGGCGTCTTAACAAAGGGGGCAACAACACCGGCAGGCGATACCGCAACTGGAACAAGTGGAGGCGGATCAACAAAAGCGGGCATTGAAAAAATAAGCAGCGCGACTAGGAATATCACTTTGAATATTACCAAACTTGTAGAAACGCTAAACTTTACTAAAGACTCCGCTAGAAATGAATACGATATGGAAGAAATGGTTAAGCGCGTTTTATTACGTGCGGTCAATGACGTTAACTTGGTTCAATAAAATGGCAGGATTTATAGTACCGGCAATAGTTTCAGTAACCGATAAGCTAATAAAGCGTTATCCGTTTCAATCTGAAAATGCAGACGATCCAATAGGCACGTCTTACCTAGGAACGCCTGTTTATGCAAGGCTTGAATTTTCAAAGGATGGAATAGAAAATCAGGTTGGTTCACCTTCTACTTTAGACGGGCGCGAGGGTGCCAGAAATTTGATTTTAGAAACGGTTTTAATTACAGTAGTCCAGTCTAAGAATATTATCAAAACTCCGATACAAGGCCGAAACGGAACGATCAAAGAGTATATTGGCGAAGGTGACTATATGCTTAGAATTAACGGGTCAATTGTTAGTCCGGAGGCTTTGGTTTACCCACGCGAGGACGTTAATTTGTTGATCCGATATTGCAAAGTCAATCAGGAGTTTGGGGTGATATGTGACTTTCTTTCTCTTTTTGGGATCGAAAACATAGTAATCGAGGACTACACAATAAGCGAAAAATTAGGGAGCAGGAACGAAGTGCCTTTTGAGATAGTTGCAATAAGTGATTTGCCGATTGAATTTGAATTGAATGATTAGGCCGATCTGCGATATTACCATTGGCAAGGCTCAATTTGATTACGTCAATTTTGTTTCTATTGATTCATCATGGGAAAACCTAACAGATACGTGTAGGATTATTTTGCCAAATAAACTAAGGCCAAAAAAAGACGGTGAATTTTTACCCGCTATCACAGGAGAGGATGGATTTTGGAAAAGAGGCGATCCGGTTAGTGTTGCTTTGGGGTATGATACTTTTGGGATTCCTGTAAGGTTTAAAGGTTATGTGACCAAGATAATCACAAAGAACCCCTTGACTTTTGAGTGTGAGGACGAAATGTGGAAGCTAAAGCAAACACCCGTAAAGAACTATTCAAAGTCAAATGTAACGCTAGGTAATTTTTTGAAATTTATTTTGCCACAGTACACAATCGAAGCAGACCCTTTTGAATTTAGTTTAAGGTTTACAAAAGTGACGGCTGGCGAGGTTTTAGAGTTTCTAAAAAAGAAGTTCGGTATTACTTGCTATTTCCAAAACGGAATATTGAGAGCTGGGTTTTCGTATCGTATAGCCGAACAGAATCCAGATCAAACAAAAGAGTTTGAGTTCCAAAAAAATATAATAGAAGACCAACTTGAGTTTACAACTGCTGACGATGTTGAATTAAATGTCACTGTGATAAATGTAAAAAAAGACAATACGCTTGATGACCCTGTTGTTGCTGGAAGTCCTGACGGTGAAAAAAGGGTTATTTATACTTACAATTTGCCTCAAAGTACATTGAAAAATATTGCCGAGGAAAACTTGGTCAAATTAAAGTACACTGGATTCAAAGGATCGTTTTTGACGTTTTTAAATCCGGTTGTAAAGCATGGGGATTCAATAAAGTTGATAAACAAAATCATACCAGATCAAAACGGTGTGTATATTGTCAAGAGAGTCCTTACCACGTCAGGCATAAGCGGAGGCCGTCAAGAGATATTTTTAGACAGGAAAATTTCTTAATTTTACATCATGGAAAAAGAAATTGAAGCACTAGAATCAGTTATTGACATTTTAACGGAGTGGCATAATTCAAGTATAAACATCGAAGATTTAAGAAAATATACCAAAGATTTAATATCATTGAGAGATAAAATATTAAATGACAATCAGGGAGGCGATACGATCAATAGCTGAACAAGGTGACGAAAGAATGATTCTAGCAACGGTTTCGGATGTAAACGATACTGATAGAACTTGTACGTGTACGCCTATTAATGGAGATGCTGAAATCTTGGAAGTAAGACTACAAACAACGGTTTCGGGAGGCGTGTATCTCAAACCGGCAGAGGGGTCTCTGGTTTTAGTTTGCATGGCAAACGAGACTTTAGGGTTTGTAGTTCTTACCTCCGAGCTTGATGAGGTTATTTACTTCGATGGATCGCTAGGGGGGTTAATTAAAATAAATGACTTGGTTTCAAAGGTGAATACTATTGAGAACAAGATCAATCAAATAATAAGCACTTTTAACACACACGTACATTCGGGCGTAACCACAGGAGGAGGAAGTAGCGCGGTAACACCAACAACCATTTCAGGAACTTTGACCAATACAGTAGTTGCAGATTTGGAAAACGACAAAGTAAAGCATGGAGTATAAACCACTTAAAGGCGAGTATCTTTTTGACGTTGCGGTAAAGCTATACGGTGATGCCGTTATTGGAGTGAAAAATATTTTAGAGTTAAATTCTGGTATCAATTTGGACAATGATTTGTTTGGTCAAACATTGATTTATAACAAAGAGATACGAAGGAAACCTGTCTTTAATGTAGCAAAAAAGGTAGAAAATTACTACTTTTATGCCCATGATTTTCAGAGTGTTTATGATATTTCATTGCAGCTTTTTGGGAATCTTACCGGGCTTAATTATGTACTTTCACAAAATGTAAATATTGATGAGAGGGTCACTATTGGAAAAGAATTTATTGCATCAATAACCAGTGACCCAATGACTGAATACTATAAAAAAAACAAAATAATATCTCAAACATATATAGTAGATGAGGTAACTGGCGAAATAGCCGGAATTATAACCGAGACTGGAATTAATTTTATAACAGAAGATTTGTCAGGCAATCAAGTAATAATACCAGAATGAAAAAGATACTTTTCTTTTTATTGATTTCGATAAGCGGATTTAGTCAGGTCAAAATTTCGGATATGCCTGCCGCTACTTCTTTAACGGGAACGGAAATAGTGCCAATAGTACAAGGAGGCATAAACAAAAAGGCAACGGTTTCACTTTGGCCGAATAACACCATAGTAGTAAGCTCAAACACAACAGCGGTAAACGATGCAGTTTATACGGTGGTTGCTAGTGCGACCTTTACAGACCCTAGCCCAGTAGAGGGTAAAGGCTTCACGGTGTTTATTAGGAACGGAACTGGAACGGTAGGAGGCACAGGATATAGTGTAGCGGGAACTCAAATAAGAAGAATCTTTCATTCAGGAAGTTGGGCAAATTATGTGGGGGGTGGCGACATGGTACTTGCCTCAACTCAAACCAACACTGGATTAAAAACATTCTTGGATGGAACTTTAGGAATGCGTAACGTAGCTAATACGTTTACCTCACAGTTTACGAATACTAATACAGCAGCAAGAACATACACGTTGCCAAATTGGACTGGTAATGTAGTGGTCGCAAGTGGTGATTTAAATGATTTTAATGGAGGCGGATTCAGTTATGACGATGGAGTCATAGGGTCTGGAAAAATAGAGTTTAATCCATTTACAGGATTTGTATTAAAAATCTACGAATCGTATGGTCTTACTGGTAACGCATCTCAAATGGATTTTATAGGTGGTGGTGGTATTCAAGTAAGCTCAACGGTATCAGGGTTTCTTGGGATGACTTACAATGCGTCTTACTCATCAGCTATTTTAGCTAATGATCGCAGTATCCCAGATATAGGTACAATCAAATCAGGAGCTTTTACTTCTACTGGTAAGAAAACATTTTCAGTAACAGGTAATATTGCTGGTATAAACGCAGGAGCAAATGCTACTGACCCGACAACTACACTAGCAGCAGGTGATTTATATTATCAAACAGGAGTAGGACTAAGAGTTTATTCTGGATCATCTTGGAGTACGCTTGGTGCTGGTGGAGGATCAACTTACTACGCTCCGACCACACTTGTAGCTAACGCCACGGACGCAAATTTTACAGCTACGGTTAACGGAGTTCACAACATCTTAGACGGAGTTGCAAGTGCTAACCGAGTGATAACAATACCCACAGGCGCAAATGGTGACGTGATGAAGTTCTACAATACAGAAGATACAAGAGTATGGAGCTTCACGGGTGCAACTGTTTACCTAGCGGATCGGGTAACGGTAGTAACGGAATTGCTTTACAACGTGCCATGTCACATGGAGCGAATTGACGGACGATGGATCATAACTAACTAACAAATGAAAAAAATACTTTTCTTTCTTTTAATCTCAACGGCTGCATTTGGTCAAGCGGGGCCACCTTATAACGGTTCTTCGAGATCAATTAATACAACTCCGCAAGGCGATGAGTTAGGAACTATTGTTCGTCAAGTCCCTCAAGAAATTGATCGTATCGGGTTTACAAAGGCTTTGTCAAACTCGGTCGATTCTGACTGGGGTACTATTATTTCTGGAATTGGAGCAGGTCAAGACGTTGACCAGACAGGCGGTAACCTAGTAATAACAACAGGTACGACAGCACGAAGCGAAACCATTATAAGAAGTACAGAAGGATGGCAAGGTGGTATTCGATTAAGAGCTAGGTCAACACTATCAAATAGGATTATCAATACTAACTTCTTTGTTGAATTGGTTGATGTGATTGGTGACGGGCTTGCCTATACCATAAGTTCAGCCACAGCAATGACCGTAACATTTCCAAGCG